TCCATAATTTTATTTATTTGATTTGCACCAATTATAATTATCTTCTAACACTTGTATCATCTCATCTTTTTGTTTACCACCACTATCTATTACAAGATTAATTAACCATTCTAATTCATCGTGTGGGTCTGTACAATCTTCTTGATACCACCTTATATAGCTTTTTATTTGACTTCCTAAGTCTGTTGTTATTTTCTTATCCATAATTTATTTATTTATATTTCTTTTACATTATAATTCTGCTTCAAATGAACACTCTCCCTGATCTTTAACACACTTTAATATCTTTTTCCCCATTCCCAAATCTGCATATTCTTCTAGCATATATTTAATATCCCTGCTATCTTTAGGACAGCCCTCTTTCTCAAAAAACTCAATTAACATTTCATCATTATACCCATTGTTTTCTTTGAAGAATTTATCCATCAGCTTCATCTCTTTCTTTCCAATGTTCTTTTTGATTTGCTTAATCTCATCTTTTATTTCTTCTATATGGCTTTCATCAAACCAATAGTTTAAATAATTTTGTGTACCTGCAGAGCCAAATCGGTCTGCACAATCACTGCTTTGTACGGCGAACCAAAACTTTCCGTCTATATCGCCTGAATAGTATCTACCCATAGTTTTAAAATTTATTTAGTTATTATTTATTATCATATCAATTATTTCATCAAACTTCTCACACCCACAATACCCTTCCGAATCTTCATTGCACGGGGTGTTATCCCTTAATTCTCTTAATTTTTTTAATACTTCTTCCATATTTTATTATTTATTAATTACATTGCTACACATTACAAATAATATGCAGTATATCCCTACGATTATTAGTATTTCTGAAATCATAACTTTATAAGTTTATTTATTAAATTCTATTTCTTGTTTCCCATGATTAAGCACCCATTCTTTATAAGATAAAGGTATTTCGTTCTTATCTTCATCTATACAATTTTTAAGATAAAAGATATATAAGTCTTGTAATTCCATAATTAAAAATGTTTTGTCTGCTCTTTATAGTTGTCTCTATAAACTTGCAGGATTAATTTTTCACTTATCGGATAGTCTGCTAACTTCTCCACACAATCATGAATCGTGCCTGTCCAAAAACATTCGTGGTTAGCCAACTCTCTTAGTGCTATCCGTTTCTTTCCATTTTCTCTCACATCTTGCCGTATACATTGCTCGTATACCTTTAAATGCTCTCCTACAAACTCTTTCGCTTCAACCTTTGGGCAATACATTCCACTGCCTAATGAAGTTAGTTTGGTTTTAGATGATATAGAGTGCTTCTTCATGCCCTCTTCAAATTGATCGTCGTTAAATGCAAAAAACACACTATGCTTTTTGAATAGTTTGTCTTGCTTGGCTTCCATATATTCTGTTAAGTATTTCATAAGTATTTGTTTTTATAGATTATTTTTTCAAGATCGTCCATTAACGATTCTATTTTTGCGTACACTTTCTTAAAGTCCTTTTCCAATACCTTTTTATTTCCAAGTCCATGTTGATATTCGTGTACTTTTCTTACTATTTTGTTTAAGTCTGTAATCATTGGCTTAATTCGTTTAATTCGTTTAACCATTCTTGTTTAACCTCAACACCATATATTCTGGCATTGTGAATAATTAAAGATAGTTGATTGATTCTATCTTCTTTATCTTGATTTATATAGCGTGTTGCTCTGCTATTTTTACTGTTATCCATATTAGTATTAAAATTATAAATTCCATATTCTAAGCTTTTAAAAGTTAGTACGAGTTATATTGCCCATCCCCAAGCGAACAACACAACCCGAACCAACAAAAATTTAAACTAAATGTCTCGCCGACGAGACAAAAAACAAAGAGGTAAAATGTATGAGATGTAATTAATAATAACCCCTTATTAATAGCTATGTTAATCATACATTCTACCCTCATTTGTTATACTACAAATATACGACAATTAGACGACACTACCAAACTATTAAAGGGGTATTATTGGCTTACACTTCATTAATTGGCTTGCACTTAATTATTATAGTACAGGATCAAAAAAAGGGCAAAAAAAAAGGGGCTATTTAGCCCCCTTTTTAATGGTTTTAATCTCTATTCGGTTTCAGCGTTCATTAGTTCAGCTTGTGCGATTCTTTGTGCTTCGCTTCTCATTGCTTCCTTAATGAATTTAACAACCTTTTGTAATTCCTGCTGACTGTTTGAGGTCTTAACTTCTCCGTTTGGCGTTATTCTTAACGCAAAATTTCTAGTCAATCCGTCAATAAAATCAGCTTGAGCAGTACAGGTAAACACGTTTTTAGTGTTTCCTGTGCTTCGAGTCTGTGCAAGTGGTGAACTTCCCCCTGTCGCCTTCTCACTTCTAACAAAGGAATTAAACCCCTCAATACTTAATTGAGGATTTTCTCCGCTTTCTCGTTCGCTTTTCACTCTGTCGTTATATTCTTTTTTCCAATTTTTTGCATCATCTTCGATATTTTGCCCCATTGTTTTGAGTTTATTAAATTGGCTTCGAGAATATCCGAACCCCTTTGTACCAAATTCAGCCAAAGTTAATTCGATTCCGTGCTCCTTTCTAGCTTCTTTGCTTTCAGCAGTTTTAAACCATTTGTACGCCTTGTTAACGATTTTGGACATCTCAACAGATGACTCGAACAAACTTGTTTGCCTGTTCTCAATATCTTGTTTTAATTGTCCTATTTTCTCAAGGTTTACCACTCGCTTAACTTTAGTAATGTTAAAAAATGCTCTTTCGCTTGAATTTAGATTCTTTATAATTGAGTTTTCCATAATAATAAATTTTAAATTTTAGTTAATTTTTTAGTTATTTATTGTCTCGCTAACGAGACAAATTAGGAAATTGTTATTATATAGGTTTCCCTCTATAATTAAATCAATTTTTTCAGTAAGTCAAAGAACAAATATAAACAGGGTTTCCCCTTGTTTGTCCTACAAATATACGATTTTTAGACAATATACAAAAGAAATTATATATTTTTTTCATTATCAGTCAGTTAACAGATTAAAAAGGTGTAAGAATGTTTATTCTTTTTGTTTTGTTCGGGGGTATAATCCTCCATCTGTGTGCCTGTAATAGCGTAACAGGTGCAACGGGTACGGGGTACGGGGGCAATCTTGCAAGGGGTAACAGGTGGCAAGATGTATCGTTGACGAGACAATTGGAAAAGTCAAAAAATTGCAACCAAATTATAAAAAAACATAACCCCCCCTATAAAAAAATAATCGTTTTCTATTCTGTATGTGTTTGCTCATATCTATATATAACCCATCAGTTCCTTGTATCTAATAAAATTTTGTATATTTGTAGAAACACTTTAAGTTATGGATATGGATTACGTAGGTGGGCTACCCACACCGAGACCTGAACTAGAGTCAGGAATTTCAAAAGCATGTAGGCTAAGGGCTGAGTTTAAAGGCGCAAAGCTAGTAAGACAAATAGCGGACGGTATCGAGTTATCTGAGGATAAAAAGATGATGAGAGAAATGTTCGGTAAGTTATAACAATTACCCTTTGTTTGATGATGGATCAGGGAGCTATATGCTCCCTTTTCTTATTTAATAAGGTGAAGGCATATCTACTCCTGCTGCTTTAAGGTCTTCTTTTATTCCTATAACATAGTGTTGATGGTCTGACATATATAAGTCAAATATATATGAGTAGTCTTTTGTAAGTCTATCATATTCTTTTTGAGAAATCTTTATAATCTTTTTATAAGTAGGCATTATACTCCAAAGATAAAAATAAAAATCATAATCAAAATGTATAATAAGTTTGTTATATCTATTTTCATACTACAATATACAACTCTAATGTTACCTATATGTTAAGAGATATGTCGATTATTGACATTAGTAGTGTCGATTTAGTGTCGATTTTAAATAGCTAACTTATTGATAATCAGGACTAGTGTCGAAAATGTCGAAAATAAGTTCAGTTTTTTGTGGAGAAAAAATAATATAGTAGTAAAGAATATATATATATATAGGGAGAGATAAAAACGACATTTGTGTCATTATAAAATAATTGTTATATTTGCTGTATAATAAAATTTAATAAACATGAATCAAACAGGATACTCACCAAAGGAGTTAAACTTTGGAAAAGAAGGAAGGGATAAATTAATAAGGGGAATAAATAAAATATCTACTGCTGTAAAGAGCACCCTTGGTCCGAGTGGAAATACGGTCCTTATAGAATCACCTCATCATACACATAGTTTAACAGTAACTAAAGACGGTGTTACTGTGGCTAAGTCTATTGACTTGATGGACCCTGTGGAAAACCTTGCGGTTAGGATGATGAAAGAGGCGGCGGATAGAACCGCTACTACTGCGGGTGATGGAACAACGACAGCGATTGTATTAACTGAGGCTATTGTTAAGTGTGCTATGGAGATGTTTGAAAAAAATCCTAAGCATAATAAGACTGAGGTTTTAAGAGAGTTAGTTAATATTACCAATGAGGTTGTTAGGGAGTTAAAGAAGAAGAGTAAGCCTGTAACCAAATCAAAATTAAAAAGTGTAGCTACTATCTCAGCCAATAATGATCCTGTTATTGGTGACATCATATCTAAAATCTACAATGAGGTAGGTAAGAATGGTATTGTTACTGTCGAGAAAGCCCAAGGTACTGAGACTTATTATGAGAGTACCGATGGTATAAAGGTTGATAGGGGTTATTCAAATCCTTTGTTTATTAATAACCAAAAGAAAGATGAGTGTATTTTAGATAATCCTTATATTCTTGTTTGTGATGCTGAGATAAATAATATCTTAAACATCGAGGAGATTCTAAAACCAATTATATCTGACAACAAGTCTTTATTTATTATTTCTCCTTGTGCTAATAATGTATTAAACACATTAGCGGCTAATGTGATGAAAAGGAATTTAAAGATATGTGTTATACAGCCACCTAACTTTGGATACAAGCAACATGAGTTAATGCAAGATATAGCATTGTCAGTAGGAGCAACCTACTTCTCAGAAAAGACAGGGGATGATTTGAGTGTTATAAACTTCTCCGACTTAGGGAGAGCGGCCAAGGTGATAGTTGGGCGAGACTCTAGTATCATCCTCTCGTCCGAAAGAGAGAACACTGAGGAGATTAATAAAAGAGTAGAAGAGCTATGGGGATCGCATAAGCTATCTAATAATAAAACTGAGAGAGAGTTTATCATGTCACGTATCGCTTCACTTACCGGTGGTGTGGGTGTTATATATGTGGGAGGGAATACTGACCTAGAACAAAAAGAGTTGTATGACAGGGTTGATGATGCTGTGTGTGCAGTTCGTTCAGCACTTACCGAAGGTATATTACCCGGCTCAGGGTTAGCATTACAGGAGGTTGCCAATAATGGAGTGATGACAAAAGGGAAAACTCTTTCGCAAAAAATTGCTTCCGCAATTTTATCTAAAGCAATGACAGCTCCTCTTAATCAAATACTTCATAATGCCGGACTGAATCCATGTAAGATATATAATACAGGAATGGAATCGGGTTATGGGTATGATATTAAGTCTGAGAAATACGGAGACCTTATTAAGATGGGTGTTATTGACCCTATGAAAGTTACTAAGAGTGCATTACAAAATGCTGTCTCTGTAGCTGTAACTATATTAAGCACTGATGCCATTGTAACTATGGCACGTTCATACGACACAGAATGAAAGCAATAGGAAAATATATTATAATTAATAAGATAGAAGAACAAGTAACCACCAAAGGTGGGTTGTTATTATCTAAAGAAGATGTAAGCGGATTCAGATATCAGAAAGGTAAAGTTATAAAACCGGGTAATGATGTTGAGGTTATAAAGACTGATGATATTATATACTATGATAAAGGCTCAGGGAATACTGTTATGATAAATAACGAGCAGTATACTATTATTCTTGAGAAGAATGTCGTTGTTGTCTTATAGTTTTATTCATTTCTTTTATCATATTCCTATATACCTTATCAGTATATGAGACGTTCCTATGGAACATAGGATTGTGTTGGCTATCGGGAATCTCTGTTCCTTCTAGTTTATCGTAGATAGATTTTAAAACTCTTTGTGATTTATAAGACAGTTGATATAAAGTTTTATGTACGCCTGATCTTTTTCTAAACACTTCTATCCATCCATCTCTAAGGAGAATATCAAATCTTCTTTTGTTCCAACTAAGAAGCTCGTTAAACTCTTTAAACTTTTCTTTAGAGAAATATGATTCTGAATTTAAAAATAAAAGTGTATCTAGTTCAGCTTGTTTGAGGTTGTATTTTGATTTTATAAAATAACTAATAACCCTCCAATACTTTAGGTAATCTCGATTCATATAAATAATTTTAGTAAATTTGTGATAAAGATACAAAACTATGAGCAAAGATTCAATGTCATTAATTAAGTCCCTTATTAAGGGAATGAAAAAAACTACTAAGCAAAAAACAGGGTTAACCGGTTTGGGTAAGTTTCATACATGGAGAAGTTCTCTTACTCCTAAGAAAAAGGAAAAGGAAGATTAATTATTTTTTGTTATCTTTGTAGTTAAATATTTAAACTTATGCCTACAGTAGGAAAAAAAAAGTTTTCATATACCACGAAGGGTAAGGCACAGGCTAAGGCTTATGCTAAAAAGAAAAATAAAAAAGTAACCAACAAAAAAAAATATTAAGATGAAACAAGGATATAACGCAAGACTAGATGAGTCTTTAGGAATGAAACATAGAGGAAAGCATAAGCAATCTTTAAAAGACAGACGAGATGAGTCTAAGGCGATGTCTAAAAAAATATACGATCACTCTTATGGTGGAGACCATAATATGAAGTATGAAGGAGTTAAAGAAAGAAACTCTAAAAATATTAGAAAGTAATGGCTAATTGGATACAAAAGGCCACCAAGTCTATAAAGAAAAGAGGAACTAAGGGTAAGTGTACGGGTAGCAAGTTAGGTAGTCGTACATGCCCTAAAGGTTCTAAGGCATATAACCTAGCCATGACATTTAAGAACATGGCGAAAAAAAGAAAAAAGAAATGAAATTTATAAATTACTTTGCATCAAATGCAAGACAATGGGACAAAATTAAACTAGAGTGTAGATTAGGAGGATTAACTTTATTAGAAATAAAGGGTGATGTTTCAAGGAGGTGCTGCAAATTTGTAGTATTAAACTTTGGATTTAGAATGGGAAACACTTGTAAAAAATGTACATGCTAATGGAATCGAAAGGACTCGGAGATACAATACATAAAATAACTCAAGGGACAGGAATTAAAAAAGTAGTAGATGCTGTTGCTAAAGCTACAGGAAAAGATTGTGGCTGTGGCAAACGTAGGCAGGCTTTAAACAGAGTGTTCCCTTATAAACAACAAGAAAAGAAATGACAACACTATCAAACTTTCAAGGATCAAGGGCTATAGCTGTTATTGCTGACGATGACCGCCCTACTCCTAACCCGGCCTCTTTGGTTCATGGTGGAACAACAACCGCTGCGGCCCCTACTAAATTAATAGATATAGGGGCAAGATTCACTCAGTACAATATCGCTGTAGGGGATATTGTTTATAACGACACAACTAGTCAAATAACAGATGTAACGGCAGTGGATGGTGACACCACCTTATCTCTTACAGATAACATCTTCGTTCTTGGTAACGACTATAGAGTATTTAGAATATCACAGCTACGTCCGTTTTTATTTACATTTAATGCCCCGGACACAGGTCCTATACTCGGAGGTGCGCAACAGATTATAATTGAAACTGCAGGTGGTGATATAGTAACTTATTCTCTGTCAATTGGAGAGTCAGCTCCGGTTCAAGCGGTCCGTATTCCTAGAACAGGAAATCCGGCGGGATTAGAAGGAACAGCTACCTTTGCTTAATATGTGGAAGACTACAACAACATTTGGTAAGAAGATTAAATTAAAGTACACAATAAAGAATGGTAAAAAAAGTTTTGACTTACATTCCCGAAGCAACCCCCAAACACAAGAGGCATGCCAAAAGCAAAACGTCTCATAAGAAAGGAACTGATAATTATATAAAAAAATATAGAGGTCAAGGACGATGAATAAATTAATAATTAAAGCACTCATGGTAGTGCTTTTTTTTGTAAGCAATATATCTACTGCCCAAATATATAAGTATGCTACTGTATATGGTGGGGTTAGTTTAAATTCTACCATGCAACCCATAGAGACTTATGAGTATTCTAATGGTAACCTTATAGAAACTACCAATCAGTTTGGTGCTAACTATAGGTATCACATTGGAGTAAAGAAGATAAGCCGGTATAAGTTTGAGAAAAAACCTAAGTTTTATTATGACGGCATAGAAAAGAATGCGTCTATGCATCGATCTCCACTAGGGGGTTTTGAGTATTTGTTTCAGTATGAGAAAATAAAAGACAGGGGCACAGAGTATGTGAATAGAGATATGTGGTTAAGGAGAGTGGGAGAGCATTATGTAAGTAAGATTCAGTCTTCACAAAATGGTTACGTTGATTTAAAATATAATTCCCTTGACTTAAGAGTAAAAAAAGATTTTAAAAATCTACGATTAACTTTAGGAGTGGTATTGCGAAATCATCCGGTATATGGTATTAATGCTTTTAAAATCGACTTCCCTAATTATAATGACTTTCGAGATGTATCATCTCAATTAGGGTATAGCTATGAATCTAGTTGGATTGATGGAAATAATAACGGATATTTTGACAGATGGGAGCAGGCTATTACAATATGGACAAATGAAGCGGGGGATACTATAACTAACTCTTCTGCAGTTTTTCAAAACCATTATAGTCAACTAGTTGCAGACTACAATCAAGATTGGGTATCAGAGCAAGGTAATCAAAACAGTCTCGCTAATGTGATGGGAATATCTTATTATAAACATTGGGATAAATTGTTTATCTTAGCATACATAAATTACTTCTTTAAAAACTATGAGTTAAGTAATTATTCTACTACAACTCATGATTATGATTATGGATTAATTTTTAATTATAAATTAACACGGTCATTATCTGTTTATTCAGAAGTAAGTTATTTAAACTATTTTAATAGAATCCAACAATCAGTAAACGCAGGTATTAACTTTTTAATATTATAACTATGTCAAAAGTTATTAATGAACATACCAACCTCACGGTGGATATTAAAACCATCGCTTTGGTTATTGGATTTTTTTTATCTCTATCAGCTACTTATTTTACATTAAAAGCAGATATTGAAGAAGCTAAAGAACTTCCTATACTTCCTTTAACTGAAAAAGAGTTTCAGTTAAAAGATGAATTAATTAGAAGCACCATTATGTCTAATGCAGAAAGACTTGAGAAGATAGAGAAAAAAATTGATAAAATAGATGAAAGGCTTTATAATAATATTGCTAACTAGCTTAGGTTATTTTTCTTATAGTCAGGTAACGGTTTCTCATTTCAATAGTAATTGGAATGAAGATAATAATTTTGATATAAGCGCATTAAAAGAATGCGATAAAGATTATGTTGTTATTTGTCACAATCAACAATTACAAGAGAAACATAAAATAAAATCTGTGCCTACAGTTATTGTCTTTGAAGATGAGGAAGAGATAAAAAGATATGAGGCTAATATAATGATGCAGCTTACGTGTTCTATTAGAGATATACAACATGTAGTCGATAGTGTTTATCTAAAAAGATTTGAATGAGATTGTCAAAGAATTTCACCCTACAAGAGCTAACCCGTAGTAATGTGGGGCTAAGGTTGGGGATTAAAAATGAGCCTACTACCGATGGGGTTCATAAGTTAACTATGATGGTAAATTCTTTAGTGCAGCCTATTAGAGATAAGATAGGGCCAATAAGAATAACGTCAGGGTATAGGTCTGCGGATATAAATGCAGCTATTGGTGGAAGCCTTAACTCTCAGCATTGTCGTTATGAAGCGGTTGATTGTCAATATGTGCATAACAATAGAATGGATAATAGGAAAATATATGACGCACTTATAGATTTAGATTTAGACTTTGACCAATGTATTTTAGAATTTGGCCATCCTTCTAATCCCGCTTGGATTCATTTAAGTTGGAAGGTGTGTGACAATAGAAGAGAAGTGTTGGTGGCGTATAAAGATGATGATAATAAAACTAAATATAAAGAATTAAAAGAATATAAATCATTATGATTAAGAAGATAATTAAAACCCTGATAGGTAATGCCTCTTCCATATTAGACGAGGTAATTACAACAGATGAAGAAAGAGCGACAGCCAAAGAGAGACTTGAAGCTTTATTGAAAACTCATGAAAAAGAAATCTTTGAACTCGAAGTAGAAGATCGAAAGAGTGCACGAGAAATGTATAGCGATGACGCTTCTATTCAAAAGATATTAGCAACTGTATTTACTATGGCTTATTTTGTTTTAAGCTTTATTATGTTTAGATATTTTGTGACAGGAGATATAAATTTAGGGGAGTTTGAAATAAGTTTTATCTCTACAATCTTCGGAGCTATGTCAGCTAAGGTCAATACGGTTGTCGATTTTTTCTTCGGAGGTTCTCACCAAAAAAAGGATTAATAAAAAAATAACTATCTTTGTATTATAATATTAAAATAAAATTAAAATGAGTAAAAAGAAATTAAGCAAAGAAGAATTAACTTCTTTAAGAAAAAAATTAACTGAGTTCAACCAAGCTAAAGTAAAGTTAGCTGATGCTGTATTACATCAAGAGCAGCTTAAAGGATTTATTAGTCAACTAAAAGAAGTCTTTGTTTCTGAAGAACAAAAGTTATTGGATAAATACGGAAAGGATGCGAGGATTAATTTAGAAACAGGAGAAGTAACAAAACAAGAGCCAACATTAAAAGTAAGTAAAGATGCCTAAAATAAGTACATATACCGCCGTTGATCCAACAATGACAGACTATGTTGTTGGAACAGATGTAGAGGATGGTTTTGCAACTAAGAGTTTTGTTTTCGATAAGATTGCAGAATTAATAAATGCAGGAACTGTTCCTGCTTCTGATAGCGACCCGGGAATAAAAGGGCAGATTGCGGCGGATGTAAATTATTTGTATATCTGTATAGCAACCAATACATGGAGGAGAGTGGCTACATCAACATTCTAGGATGGCCAAGATTAGCACATATAATATAGACAACAATATCCATGGAGATGATTTGTTGGTAGGGACGGACAGTAATTCTACCCTACCTAATTTAACTAAAAACTTTTCTGTAGATAAGCTTGTAGATTATATGAATGGGTATCAGACTGTAGAGTATGTTATAACAGATGTTGCTGTTATTCGTGCTCTTGCAACAACCCCATTTCAATTAGTTCCTGCACCCGGTTTAAATAAAGTTGTTAGTGCTTTATTTATGTCGGTGAGCACAGGGGGTGGGGATGATTATGATTTTGGAAGTTCAAATATTCAGGCAGGTCTTGATGGAGGCGGTGGAGTATATAGCACTCTTTGGGTAAATAGTCTTGGTCCTTTAAATGCAGCAACTAGACAGAGTTATGGTTATTATCCTACAGGATGTGTTCCTGCTTTTCTTTATAATTCCTCTCAGTATAATTTACCCTTTCAGTTTGGTGCGTTTGGGGGGGTAGATGCTACTAAAGGGACTCGTCCGGTAAAGGTAATGTTGCAGTATCAAATCTTAGACTTTGGAGTATGACAACTACGCATGAAGATGAAAAGGTCCATATTAGCATGCTTGCTACTCTTACGGAGGAAGTGGTGGCATTTGATAAATTGATAGGAACAGATGAGGATACTTTAAAGACAAAGAATTTTTTTCCTCGAGATTTGAGAGAGTATGCTTTAAATCCATGGAAGATAGGAAAGTTTACTATTTCAAAAGGGCAAGTTTTAGCAACGAGTATTGCTAGTCCGGTTATCTTATTGCCATCGTTAGGCTTGAATAAGTTTTATGAGTTTAGTCCTATATTTGCTAATATGTTTATTAATGTTGTTACTGATCCTGCCAACCCTTTTGTGTGTGGCGCAGGAGATGATTTAAAACTAGGATATTGGAATTTAATGGCCGGGGGTTGGTGGAATAATGCACCCTTTAAAGACTTAACCCAAAGTGAAATAACGAACCCTACCACTCAGATGGTGAGGTGGGATCCGTTTGGAGTGTCACAGATAACCACCTTTACTCAATGGGATGATGCTCTCCCTACGAGTCAATCAACTGCTATTGCTTTAGGGCCGCATATAGTAGGAGCTCCGGGATGGATAGCAGGAGATGGTTATTGGCAAGTTGAATTAATGTATAGAGAAAGCGAAATGTTAGTATAATATGGCAAAAATAAGTACATACAATATAGATACCAATATCACAGGTGATGAGCTATTGGTGGGGACTGAAGCAAATTCTTCACCTCCTAATTTAACTAAGAACTTTAAAGTAGAAGATGTATTTAGTTATGTGTGGGGATGGAGATATATAGAACACTATATTGATGACCCTACTATTCTTAGAAATATAAAAACAAAACCTTTAGTGCTACTTCCTGCCCAAGGAAATAATGTGGTTATTATTCCTTTACAAATTACGATATCTAGCTACGGGCAACTGAATCCGAATTTAGCTCCTCCAACTCAATATACTTATGGGGGGTTAAGTGAGCTTGTAATAGGTCTTGACGATGGAACAGGAATGGTGGGAGCAACTCCTTGGATGAGCGGCCTAGAACTTTATGCAATGGTCCCTGTATTTTTTTATGATGGTAGAAGTTTTTGTACTCAGAGTTTTGCTTGTCCGGCGACAGGACAAATTACAGGCAGCCTTGCCGATGCTAATAAAGCTATGTTAATGGGAGTGTTGCCTGCAGGAAGTGATTCTGTTCAAGGAACTATGCCAATGAAATTTCAATTTACCTATCAACTATTTAGCTTCTAAGGATGACTACTCTACATAAGAATGATGAGATACATATTAGTATGCTTGCCGAAAGGCAAGAGGTTTTAATAAAAGATGATAAGCTGATAAGTTCCGATGGAGGAAGTCGCAAAACTAAAAACATACGGTTGGGAGATTTGCAATGCAAAGCTATTTGTCCTTGGAAGATAGAGAAATTTATTATTAGTGAGGCTCAGATATTAGCTTCTTCTTATGGTAATCCTATTTTCTTACTTCCCATGTTGGGAGTGCAAGAATGGTATACTGTAATGGCCCGATGGATGAACACGTTTAAAAATGTAGTCACTAATCCTGCTAATCCTTTTGTGGTGGGTGCGGCGGAAGAGTTAAGTCTAAGTGGATATTATCCTACGGCAGCAGCATTTTCTACAAACCCATTTTTTCCTCCAATGACTCAAAATGAGTTTACTAGCACTACAACTCAAGTAACCCGATTAGCACGAACCGGCGGGTCAAGCTATAACTACACTACTCAATCTCAAAACAACTTTTTTAATAATATTGCTCTTCATCCTAATGTAGGTTCAAACCCGGGATGGATAGTAGGAGAAGGGTATTGGGAAATAGAATTAATGTATATGATAAATAATATTTTATAAAAATGGATATAAGAAAAATTTCAGTAGGACCTGATTATAAGTCAGGGGCAATGCACTACATTGTAGGGCAAGAGGTGTTGAACGGCTCACACAACATACACCTAATTAAAAATGAAGGTGGGTCAATTCGTATTTGGATAGAAAAAAAGGGAGAGGTTGTATTGTGGAAAGAGTTCACAGACACTATGCCTATCTCGGTAGAATATAATATATATTTTGAATGAAATCACCAACAGACTTTTTAGTACAACCGGTAGGGAATCAACGGTATGCTAATAAAAAAAATATAGGAGGTGTTGAGTTTTTAGTAAGCTCTTCGGAAGAAGACCATAAGTTTTCTAATAGGGAAGCTATAGTAATTGAAACTCCCCTGAGGTATAAAGGTCCTATAAAGAAGGGGGATACTTTATTGGTTCATCATAATGTTTTTAAATATTATAATGATATGTATGGTAGACAGAAAAGTGGAAGGAGTTTCTTTAGAGAGAACACCTTTTTAATTGATGGCGAACAATTCTTTCTTTATAAGCAAGACGGTGAATGGAAACCTTATGATAGGTATTGTTTTATTAAACCCATTCCTACTAAACAGGATTATCATTTTCATAAGAATGTTAGGTTTGAGCCATTGGTAGGTGAGATGAAATACCCTAATGAGTATTTAAAAAAACAAGGAGTAAAGAAAGGTGATAGAGTTATGTTTAATCCTAATATGGAATATGAATTTAAGGTAGATGGAGAGTTGTTGTATAGAATATATGACCATCAAATACCGGTGGTTCTATAAAATTAAAAACAATATGGATTCAAAAGAAATAAAATTAGAAATTATAAAAGCCGGAAGGAAAGCGGTTAGACAATTAATTAAAGTTGCTAAAGAAGAAATTATAAAACCTGACCCTGAAGATGAGTTGGCTGCGGATAGATTAAAAAATGCTGCGGCGACTAAAAAGCTAGCCATCTTTGATGCTTTTGAAATATTAAATAGAATAGATTCTGAAGAAGAGAGCTTAGAGATTGCAAGCAAGGGTGCAGATAAAACACAAACAAAACAAGGATTTGCGGAAAGAAGATCAAAATAAATTATATACTCTTATGCAAGATTATATTCCCAAGGGAGTTTTATCACGAAAGAATAAAGCTTCTTCATGGAAGTATGGGTATAATGAAAAGTATGACTTCGTTAATATCTCTAAGTCAGGAAAGGTTGGAGATATTATAGATGTCTCAGGATTAAGAATAGGTCTTCCCTTGTATATTAAGCCTAAAAAGAAAACTCCTAAAGATAAACAATATTGGCAACGTCACGAGCTACCTAAACAGCTTTCTAAAATCAACTCTATCTTTCAATGGAACACAATGGACTCTGCTTTTAAGAATAGGTGGGTAGATTATATTGAGGGAGAGTTTGATAAAAGAGAGTACGGGGAATGGTTTATTAATAAAGGAGTTACTACCTATATAACAGGGGCTCATTATATGTATCTTCAATGGACAAGTATTGATGTAGGGTATCCTGATTATCGTGAGGCTAATAGAATATTCTTTTTATTTTGGGAAGCGTGTAAGGCGGACTCAAGATGTTTTGGAATGACTTATTTAAAAATTAGACGTTCAGGATTTTCTTATATGGGTTCTTCAGAGTGTGTTAATATTGGAACATTAGCAAAAGATTCAAGAGTGGGGGTATTATCTAAGACCGGATCAGATGCAAAGAAAATGTTTACAGACAAGGTTGTTCCTATATCAAATCGATTACCATTCTTTTTCAAACCTATCCAAGATGGGATGGATAAACCTAAAACTGAATTAGCCTTTAGAGTTCCGGCGGCTAAGATTACTAAGAAGAATATGTATGACACAACCAATGATGAGCTATTAGGTTTAGATACTACTATTGATTGGAAGAACACTGACGATAACTCTTATGATGGGGAGAAATTATTATTGTTAGTTCACGATGAAAGTGGTAAATGGATAAAGCCTAATAACATCTTAAATAATTGGAGAGTAACCAAGACCTGTTTACGATTAGGTAGTAAGATTATTGGTAAATGTATGATGGGTTCTACCTCTAATGCACTAAGTAAAGGTGGGGAAAATTTCAAGAAACTATTTGAAGATTCTAGTTTGTCTTCACGAAATGCAAATGGACAAACTAAAAGTGGATTGTATTCTTTATTTATTCCTATGGAGTATAATATGGAAGGGTTTATAGATGTCTATGGACAGCCTGTATTTCGTAAGCCACAGGAAAAAGTAAAAGGAGTTGATGGTGAATGGATACGTAATGGAGCTATTGATTATTGGGAAGCAGAGGTTGATTCGTTAAAAAATGATGCTGATGCTCTGAATGAATTTTATCGACAGTTTCCAAGAACAGAGTCTCATGCATTTAGAGATGAGAGTAAATCATCTTTATTTAATTTAACTAAGATATATCAACAAATAGATTATAATGATTCTTTAATCCCTGAACATTTTTTAACACGAGGTTCTTTTTCGTGGGCTAATGGAATTAAAGATAGTAAAGTTATATGGACACCGAATAAAAGGGGAAGGTTTTTAATTAGTTGGAGTCCTCCTAAACATTTACAGAATAATGTTATAGAAAGAAACGGAATGAAATTTCCGGGAAATGACCACATAGGTGCGTTTGGTTGTGACTCTTATGATATATCAGGAACAGTAGGTGGGGGTGGTTCAAACGGAGCTCTACATGGATTGACTACATTTAGTATGGAAGAAGCTCCAAGCAATCAGTTCTTTTTAGAATATATTGCACGACCTCAAACGGCAGAGATATTTTTTGAGGAAGTATTAATGGCCTGTGTGTTTTATGGAATGCCCATTCTAGTTGAGAATAATAAACCTAGATTACTTTATCATTTAAAGAATAGGGGGTATAGAGGTTTCTCGATGAACAGGCCGGACAAACATAGAGCAAAACTTTCTAAGTCAGAAAAAGAATTAGGAGGTATACCAAATACTTCAGAAGATATAAAGCAAGCACATGCGGCAGCAGTAGAGTCTTATATTGAAAAGCATGTAGGGCTAGATCTTGAATCTACGTACCGACCTTCTGATGAAATGGGTATGATGTTGTTTTCTAAAACTTTAGAAGATTGGGCAAGATTTGACATAACAAGTAGAACTAGACATGACGCAACTATTAGCTCGGGATTAGCTATCATGGCCATTCAACGTCACCTCTATTCACCTCAAAAGAAACAATCAAAAATAAGTGTTAACTTTGCAAGGTATACTAATACAGGGAGATTAAGTACATTAATACGATGAAAGATATAAAAATAAACATACAAGCCTCAGGGTTTCCAAGTCAATTTGTTTCAGATGCAGAAAAAGCTACTGATGAGTTTGGGCTTCAAATAGGTCAGGCTATACAATACGAATGGTTTCGCAAAGACAGTAATAGCTGTAGATTCTATAATCAATGGGGAGAATATAATAGGTTAAGATTATATGCTCGTGGAGAGCAATCAATAGGTAAATACAAAAACGAATTAGCTATTGATGGAGACTTATCTTATCTTAATTTAGATTGGACCCCTGTTCCTATACTTCCTAAGTTTGTTGACATTGTAGTTAATGGAATGTCTGATAGATTATTTAAAGTAGATGCTTATGCTCAAGATGCTATTTCTCAATCTAAGCGAAGCACCTATCAAAGAATGATAGAGGGACAGATGGTTGCGAAACCTGTTCTTGATATTATACAAAAGAGGGGGGGTGTTAACCCTTACTCTATGGATCCTAACGAGCTTCCTGCTTCAGATGAAGAGCTATCCTTATATATGCAACTTAACTATAAGCCCGCTATTGAGATAGCTCAAGAGGAGGCTATTAACACTTTATTAGATAATAATAAATATGTAGACCTAAGAAAGAGATTTGATTATGACTTAACAGTATTGGGAATTGCTGTAGCTAAACATAACTTTCAATTAGGAGACGGGGTAAACGTAGAATATGTTGATCCTGCTAATGTGGTATATAGTTACACTGAAGACCCACACTTTAAAGATTGTTTTTATTGGGGTGAAATAAAGACATTACCCATTATTGAGCTAAAGAAAATAGACCCAACTCTAACTAACGAGGATTTAAAAGAAATATCTCAATACAGTCAAAGTTGGTATGACTATTTTAATACAGCCCAAATGTATCAAGACTCTATGTTCTATAGAGATACAGCTACCGTTATGTATTTTAATTATAAAACAACAAAGAAGTTTGTTTATAAGAAGAAGGTTAATGAGAATGGTAATGAAAAAATGATAGAGAAAGATGATCAATTCGATCCACCTGAAGAAATGATGGAAGAAGGGAATTTTGAGAAGGTAGAAAAAACTATTGACGTGTGGTATACCGGCGTAATGGTTATGGGAACTAATATTATTTTAAAGTGGGAGTTGGAAGAGAATATGGTAAGACCTAAGTCGGCTAATCAATATGCTATTCCTAATTATATTGCTGTTGCTCCTAGAATGTATAAGGGTGTTATTGAGTCATTGGTAAGACGAATGATTCCTTTTGCTGACTTAATTCAGATTACTCATTTAAAACTTCAACAAGTTATATCACGAGTTGTACCGGACGGTGTGTTTATTGATGCAGACGGATTAAATGAAGTAGACCTAGGAACAGGAAATGCTTACAATCCCGAAGATGCGTTGAGATTATATTTTCAAACAGGTAGTGTGATAGGTAGAAGCTATACTCAAGATGGAGACTATAACCAAGGTAAAGTTCCAATTACTCAGCTAACCTCTAATTCAGGAGCTAGCAAAACGCAAATGTTAATTGGTAACTATAATCATTATCTTAACATGATTAGGGCTGTAACCGGCTTAAATGAAGCGAGAGACGGTAGCACGCCTGATCCTAATTCTTTAGTTGGTATTCAGAAGTTAGCTGCATTAAATTCTAATACTGCGACTAGGCATATATTAGATGGAAGTTTATTTATCTACAGAAGTCTAGCAGAAGCATTGTCTTATAGGGTAGGGGACATATTAGAGTATTCTGACTTTAAAGAAAATTTTGTAAATCAAATAGGAAAATATAATGTTTCAATATTAAATGACACAAAAGATTTATACCTATATGACTTCGGTATTTTTATTGACGTGTCTCCTGATGAAGAAGAGAAAGCTCAGTTGGAACAAAACATACAAATGGCTTTATCTAAACAAGATATTAATTTAGAAGATGCTATTGATATACGAGAGGTTAGAAATTTAAAACTTGCCAATCAGCTTTTAAAACTTAAAAGAAGAAAGAAAGAAGAAAAGGATGAGCAACAGGAAATGATGAAGATGCAAGCTCAAGCTCAGATAAACCAACAGAGTCAGCAGATGGCTGCACAAGCGGCAATGCAAAAGATGGAAGCAGAAACTCAATCGAAGATGAAAATAAAGCAAGCAGAGATTGCTTTTGAAATAGAGAAGATGAAACAGGAGGCTATGTTAAAGTCTCAACTTATGGATAAAGAGTTTGGTTATAACATGCAATTAAGAGACACATCGGAGAGAGCATTACAGCAGAGAGAAGATCAAAGAGAATTTGCTAAAGCGGAAAGAATAAACCAACAGAACACTCAGCAGAGTAAACTCATAAGTCAAAGAAAAAATAACCTACCTCCTGAAAATTTTGAACAAACAACTACAGCAAAGATGTTTGAGTCAAATGAGGATAGCTTAGACGGATTTGATATGTCAGAGTTTGAACCGAGGTAGTGTCTAAATTGTGTTAAAAAATTTATTAACTTTGTATAAAAATATAATCTAATGGAAATAAAAGTAAGAGCCGTTGATGGTGCGGGTGAAAAATCATCACAACAGTTAGAGCAAGAATTGCTTGATAAGCATGAAGAAAAAACTAACGCTGAAGAAATAACTGCTGAAGCTCCACAAGAGACAGTAGAACAAGAAGAAGTTAAACAAGAAGAAGTTAAAGAAGAGGTTCGTGAGCAACAAGAGGAACAACCCACTGAATTAACTGAAGAAGACGTTCTTTCACATATTAACAAAAGATACAATAAGCAGATAAATTCTGTAGATGAATTATTGGCAGAGCGAAAAGAATCGGGTGAGTTGCCTGAAGATGTTTCTGCTTATTTAAAGTATAAACAAGAAACGGGCCGTGGGTTCGAAGACTATGTTAAATTAAACAGAAACTTTGAAGACATGGATTCCGACAGTTTGCTAAGAGAGTATTTAGTCTCTACGGAAGATGGTCTTGATAGTGAAGATATAAATGTTTTAATGCAGGATTATCAACACAATGAAGAAGACCATGATGAAGCAGAGATTAGAAAAATCAAATTAGCAAAGAAAAAAGCTATTGCTAAAGCTAAAAAATATTTTGCAGAGCAAAAGAAATATTATAAGCAACCCCTTGAGTCAAGAACGGATGCCATTTCTGAAAGCGATTCAGAAGAACTCAAAGCTTATAGGCAATACTTGCAAGAGTCTAAAACTCTTGAGCAGGAGAATCTCAAAAAAAGAGATTGGTTTGTAAAAAAGACCGATGATTTATTTAACCAAGAGTTCAAAGGTTTTGAATTTAAAATGGGTGATACATCATTAACATATTCTCCGGGCTCACCGGCTGAACTTAAGAAGTTGCAGTCTACACCTTATAATTTTATAAATAGATTTATAGGGTCAGACGGACTACTGAAGGATGCGGGAGGATACCATAGAGCTTTAGCTATTGCGATGAACCCTGAAAAGTTTGCTCAGTTTTTTTATGAGCAAGGTAAGTCGTCAGGAACAGAAGATGTTATGCGTAAGACTAAAAATATAAATATGTCTGAGCGAACAGCTCCTGAAGTGGCAACGAAAGGGGGCATGAAGATTCGATCACTGAGTGAAAACTCAGGGAGAGGATTGAAAATAAAAAGTGCAAAAAGAAAATAAGTATTAAAAAATTTAAAAATTAGAAAATTATGGCAGGTTCAATGTTAGCTACGCCGGGTTTTGACTTACAGCCAAGCAGTACGCAGACCCCGACGATTAGCAATTATATTACGAATTTCGATTTCTTGAATCAGTATCTACCCGATACTTATGAAAAGGAATTTGAAAGATACGGCAACCGAACAATCTCATCGTTCTTGAGATTAGTAGGTGCAGAATTACCTTCTATTTCTGACCAAATAAAATGGGCAGAACAAGGACGGTTACATACTAAGTTTACACAGTGTGGTACAGTGGCGATAGCAGGAGTAAATCAGGCAACATGGACAGTGAATGATAGTGCATTTCCGGCAGGTGGTGCAGGTATTGTTACTACTCCGGCAACAGCATACAATGCTGCTAACCAAATATCAATTAGAGTAGGGCAAACAGTAATGATTGTCTTTAATAATGGTGCAGGTAGCAACAAAGGTATTGTTACTGCTGTTCCTACAGCTACTACATTTACTGTAGACTACTACGAAGCGGGTGGTCAGGTAGCAGCAGGTACAGGTGCAGGTAACGCTGATACAACTATCTTTATCTACGGTTCAGAGTTTAGAAAAGGAACTCCGGGAATGGTAGGGTCTTTAGAAGCTGATGATTATATATTTAAAAATAATCCTATCATCTTAAAAGATACTTACGAGGTTAGTGGTTCTGATATGGCTCAAATCGGATGGATTGAAGTTAGCACAGAAGATGGTGCTTCAGGATTCCTATGGTATCTAAAATCAGAGCATGAAACAAGATTACGTTTTGACGACTATCTTGAGACATCGATGATTGAGGCAGTACCGGCAGAAAATCTATCAGGTGCAGCTACAGCAAACTTTATGGGTTCCGAAGGTGTGTTCTTTGTTGTTGGAGACAGAGGAAATGTTTGGGGTGGTGGTAATCCAACAGCATTAGCTGATTGGGATGCGATCATTGGTAGACTAGACAACCAAGGTGCTATTGAGGAGAATGTTGTATTCGTTGACAGAAACTTCGGTTTTGATATTGACGATATGTTAGCAGCTCAAAACTCTTATGGTGCAGGTGGTACGTCTTATGGTCTTTTCGATAATGATGAAGAGATGGCATTAAATCTAGGATTCACAGGATTCCGAAGAGGATATGACTTCTACAAGTCTGATTGGAAATACTTAAATGACCCAACTATGCGAGGTGGTTTGCCAACAGGTGCAGGCTCAGGTCGAGTAAATGGATTATTAGTACCGGCAGGTTCTACTTCTGTTTATGACCAAATCTTAGGTAAGAATGCAAAACGACCTTTCTTACATGTTAGATATCGTGCTTCAGAAACTGAAGACAGACGATACAAAACATGGTTGACAGGTTCTGCAGGAGGCGCAAAGACAGATAATATCGATGCGATGACTGTAAACTTCTTATCAGAAAGATGTGTTTGTACTATGGGTGCGAACAACTTTGTTCTATTCCAAGAATAGTATTGATGTAAAGATTAGGGTGTCTCGTCAACGAGACATCCTTTTCTTTTTTATTATAAATTATATTAAATCTAAATAAAATGAAAACAGAAAAATTCGTAGATAAAACCTACAGACTAACAAGGAACGCAGCACCTTTATCTTATATGCTGCCAACAAGACACACAAACAGATTTCCCTTATTACATTTTGATGACGAGACAGGAGTAAACAGAGAGCTTCGTTATGCTCGTAACCAAAAAAGTATTTATGTTGATGAACAAGATGGGCACGTGGTATTAGAACCTATTATTTTTGAAGATGGATTTTTAAGAGTACCCAAGACCAATCAAGTATTACAACAGTTTTTAGAAAACCATCCCCTATACGGTAAAAGATTTGAAAGATTAGATTCAGAAAAAGATGCGGGAGAGCACGTAGAACAACTCAATATAGAAGTAGATGCTTTAATAGAGGCAAGACAATTATCCTTAGATCAGGTGGAAAGTATTTCAAGAGTTTTGTTTAATCACAACGTGGCTAAGATGAGTACAGCAGAATTAAAGAGAGATATATTAGTTTATGCTAGAACCTATCCGGAAGAATTTCTAAATGTGGTAAGTGATCCTGAATTAAAACATCAATCAAGAGTTCAGCAGTTTTTTGAAGAAGGACTGTTGGTGAAAAAGAAAGGGGGAGCGATCCACTTCAACACCAAGTCTAACAAAAAAAGAATGCTTATAGCTCCTATGGGAGAAGATGTCAATATGATTGTGTCTGCCCATCTACAGAGTGACGATGGAATTGAATCATTAAAACTTCTTGAAAAACTCTTAAGCAAGAACGAATAGTTTTTTTTCGTATCTTTGTTTATTATGAAAAAGTATTTGAGATTTAGAGGCGTTGCGCCGGTGGCAATACAAGACTACCTCTTGCCGGTGAATCGTATCTCTTTTATACAGGCCGATAATGGAGGAGCAGGTGATACAGAGATAAGGTTTTTCATGGAGCCTACCAATAGTCAATATGTAGCCATGAGTTTCGCTCCCGCCTTTGATACTGAGAAGTGGGATTTTGTTCAGTTTCTTAGTAATGAGATAAAGGATTTATGTAGAACAGGAAACCGAAATGTAGTAAAAGATATTGGAGATGTGGAAGGCACAGGCACTATTACTTGGAAAGATAGTTCGGGTGTTGTACATGAGTGTTCTTTTGTAGATATAAATAGAGGATAGATATGATAGATAACAAGTTTTTAGAAATAGAAACAGACAACCAAGGGAAGATGCTTTTGAGTGCTCAATATTGGGTGGGCTTAATAGAAATTGATAGTGAGACACAGGTTACTATACCATGTTTAGAAGAACCTAATGGAACGAGTAATGTTGTAATATATTTTGGAGCAGGCTCAACGGTTCAAACTAATGCGACTCGAACCCGACAAATCTTTCATGATGCGCTCAATAAATTATACTCTACGAGTTATACAAATAATATAGTAGAATTAAAGTGGCCTGATACAGTTATTAACGGTATAGTAATAATAGTATAATGATAAAGTTTTTAAGATTTAATACAGCTAATGGAGTGAGACTATTAAATGTCGAGGCATGCACTATTATTAAAAGGTTTAATGTAAATGAAATACATTTTGAATATGTTCCCACCAATACTATCGGTACATTAGTGGTTAGAAAACTTGAGCGTGTTGCCGCAACCGGTGATTCGTTTGATGGCGAGCTGATAGGATATATTAATGATGCTATTATAAAGGCGGCTGAAGGCTCTTATACTGAGGCTGTAGTCGATGTTGAGATTCCTTCCAAGTATGCGCTTCAAGATTTAATAAACTATCCGTAAATAATGAATAAGTATCTAAGGTTTTATTCCCCATCACTTGCTCCGGCAGCTTCAGCGCAACATGTGCTTATTAACGTAAGTAAAATGACAACGCTAACTTTTGATAATACAGGAGGAGGAGATTTTGACTTAGTGTTTTTTTATGGAGACTCTAAAGATTTTCAAATACTTTTAACATTTACTCCTGATCTAGGAGCTATAGGTTACGAGTTAGTCTCTCATGTTTCGAACATTATCACCGAGTTATGTGCAGAAGGAAACAATGATGTATATGCAGATGTAGGAACTACGGATGGGATTAAAATACCTTTAGGGGCAGCAGGTGTTGTATTTAATTTAGTATTAACTGAAGTGCAAAGAGCCACATAGATATGAGTAAGTTTTTAAGATTTAATACAACTACTACAGGGAGGGTATTAGTAAAAGCTGAGAGTTTATCAGGCATAATGGAAATTACTGCCCCCGGCGGAATGTATTTATTATTTTCAGAGAACGTGTCGGCAGCTAGTTCCAAGGTCCTTATTCTTACCTCAGGGGGGAGTCTTAGTGCTGATGAGCAGGCTACTCGCAATGTTATAACTAATGCAATAGAGAAGCTCTGTCAAGGAGGATATACTAAATCGTATGTGGATGTAGATTTCCCGGGTGTAATAATAGATTCAGTGACTTTAGTAATTTAATAAGATGGTTAAGTATTTAAGATTTAAGACAGCGAATGGAGATAGAATATTAAATGCAAATGCATGTGACCTAGTGGTGTTGTTTGACGTGAACACTATTCACGCAAGTTCGGTTCCTTATGCAACAGCAAGCGAAGAGTGGAACATTCAAAGAGATGGGGCTAATGGTATTGATTTTGATGGAGCTTTGGTAGACATAATTAACGATACTATTATAAGAGCAGAGCAAACTTCCTATACTCAGGTTTTTATTGATGTCCCTATTCCTTCTAAGTATGCTATTGGAGATATCATCTCTACATAGTAAATATATTTTATTATCTTTGTAGCGAGAATAGTCTCACAAAATTTTTCAATTTTTTTTATTATGAAAAAGTATTTATCATTCCCTATAACAGCGACAGGGGAAACATCACAATTATTAGCTGTAGACGGTATTATAATCGTTGAACAAGCTAGCACCACAACAGTAACTATTGCTTACTCAGGTTCTGATGCAGCAACAGATGTGGCAACTATTACTTTTGCGGTAGCTTTTACGGCTAATGATGTATCAGCTAGAGACCGTGTTCAGGACTCTATAATTGCAGCTCTTCAAACTTCATGGACTAACCCTAGATATGATGTTAGTTTAGTAGGTTTAGTTGACAATTTAGGTGCAGATGCTGAAATTACAGGTATTGCATTAGCTTAATAGCTAAATCGCTACTTAGGTGAAGAAGGGGACATTAGTCCCCTTTTTTTATTATCTTTGTAGTTATGGGAAGATATTTTATAATAGGAACAGGAGGATATCCTACATACTTATCAGTAGATGGTATAGTAGGAATTATGCAGGACACGAGAAATACTCTAACCACTTTGTTTATTTATTATTCCAATGGAAAGAAAGCTACTATCACTTTAAATAGAGCTGTAGTAATAGCAGAAGAATATAAATGGGCTAATTGGTTTATAGAAAAATTTGCAAGTGCCCATAACAGCATAACAACTGCAGGAGAAGATTGGGAGACAGTAGCGGAAGCGACCACTATCGGTGGCCCTAAAGATCCTGCAACAGGACAATACCCCTCAACAATTCCCTTTGTAGATATTGGAGGGGCTAATGTTTCAGTATCAACTATAACGATAACTTAATATGTCTAAATATTTAATTGTTAATACCTCTGCTTATGCAGCTTCAGGAGTAGGTTCAAAGTCGGCAGAAATAATTGTGGGTGCTGATAATATTGTATCTATTATTCCAAATGGTGTTAGTGCTGTAGAGATAGTTTACCACGGCAATGTTCGGGCAGAACTAACTTTATCGGATGCATTAGCTTCCGGAGATTATAGTGTGATAACTTTTTTGACTAAACAAATAGAAAGACTGCAAAGTGGAGAGAGTGAAGTTTTTTCTTTGCCTACACAATTACCTAATTGTTTTAATCCTACAGGACAACCTATTAGTATTAGATCAGTGGCCGTTACTCAGTTTTGCTGTCCCCCTTAAATTTCTGTCCATATATCTTTTTTTAGTATCTTTGTCTTATGATTGATGAAGTGTATAGTACAGTCCTCTCTGTATTAAATAAAAATAATTATGGATATGTAACACCTGCTGACTTTAACTTGTTTGCTACGCAAGCACAACTTTCTATATTTGAAGATTTCTTTTATTCTTATAATCATCAAATAAATAAAGAAAATATGAGGCAGTCAGGGATAGGGTATGCTGATATAAAAAGTGGCATAGAGCAAGATATAGCTATCTTTGCTAAGACACAGGTTTTGGATCAACCTGCCTCTACTACTAATACAGCTAACCTTTACAATCTACCTCTTGATTATTACTTTGTTAATAAATTATATTTCTATCCTACGTTGCTATACAGTGGTACAACTACCGCAGAAGTTGCGGGCAAACTTGTAGATACTACGTTAAATCAGTTTGTGATAACCGCTCCGGGTATTCCTGAGTCTCCACCGGTGGGAAGTATTGTTGTTAATACAAGTCCAATAGGAGCTCCTACAGACCCTATGCTAACCGCTTATGTTACTGCAGTAGACTCAGTGTCTGAATTAAGTTTGAGTGCGGATATTATGTCTACAGGTGCTATTCCTTATGTGGGGCAGGACTATAGAATATATGATGCCAACAATATAGTTGAGGTAGAAAAAGTTAGTCAATATAAAATATTTAATCTAACAAGTTCTCAGCTTACTGCTCCTACTAGAACCTATCCTGCTTATGTATTAAGCGAAGGGGTGTCAGAGACAGCAACCGTATATCCATCAACTATAAATAAAAAGGGTGATGTTATTTGTCAATATATACGTTATCCTAAAACTCCTAAATGGACATATAACTTAGTGGCATCAACTCCAATCTTTAATGCAAGTGCTCCTGACTATCAAGACTTTGAAGTGCCTGAAGATAATCAGGTAGATCTAATATCTCTTATACTTCAATACTCAGGAATGTCAATTAGAGAAGTAGAGATATATAAGTTTGGAGCTACACAAGATATGAACGAAACACAAAGTGAAGAATAATGACGTATTTATCTCAATTTCAATATTACACTAATAGTGGTACGATTCCTACAGATGAGAATTGGGGATCATATCAGTATGTAAAACTACAAGACATTGTAAATAACTTTATGTTAATGTATAATGATAATCATAATATCATTAACAATGAAGAGAGATATAAGGTGTTGTTCCACGCTAAGAGAGCAATACAAGAATTGAACTATGATGCGTTTAAAGAAATAAAAGCTCTACAGTTAACAGTAGATGTGGCATTACGGTTTATATTACCATCGGATTATGTTAATTGGGTAAGGATATCTTTATATAAAGACGGATACATCAGGCCATTAACAGAAAATATTCAGGTGGCAAGTGCTCATGAATACTTACAGGATGATACCGGCAAGATATTATTTTCTCAAAACGGAGAGATATTAATGCCTCAATACTCAGGGCTAGACCATGATAGAATCATGGGAAGTAAAAAAAGTATTTATTTAAACAAGAATAATCCTATGTTCAATGGGGTTTATGGTTACTGCTGTGATGGGGCGTGGTATTTTGACTACCATAGCCGAGCACGTTTTGGGTTAAATACAGAAACAGCTAATGCTAATCCTACATTTACTATTGATAAGCAAGCGGGTGTTATTAATTTTGATTCTACTATGGCCAATGAAGAATGTATCCTTGAATATGTTTCAGATGGTATGGCGAATGGAAATGATGGAGAGGTTTCTGTTAATAAATTATTTGAAGAATTTGTTTATGCCTATATACGATACGCTATTATATCATCAAGACTTGGGGTTCAAGAATATATAGTATCACGAGCACGAAAAGAAAAGAGTGCTTTGTTACGAAATGCAAAAATCAGAATTAGTAATATTCATCCGGGTAGATTGCTTATGAATCTACGAGGAAGGGATAAGTGGATAAAATAAAATGGCAAAGACTCAAAGAAATTTTGTGGCCGGTAGAATGAATAAGTCTATCGATGAAAGATTACTTCAGAATGGAGAGTATGTCAATGCTCAAAATGTAAGGCTTGGGTCTACAGAAAATTCAGAGATCGGTTCAGTTGAAAATGCAAAAGGAAACATTGAACTTACCCCTACTATATCTTTCCCTCTGCCGGGAAATCCTTATTCCACTCCTCTCAGTCCTTCGGCTACATGTATAGGTAAATATGCAGACGAAGCTAATGAAACTATTTATTGGTTTGTTCACGACCCATCATGGATGGGGGCATATCCTGATGGTGCTCCGTTGGGAGCAGCGATTGTTACAGGAACAAATACAGCTTTATCTCCTAGTGAGTTAGTAGACGGAGGAGCTACCTTTGAAACTGACGGAACAGTTGTGGGAGCTATTGTTGTAGAGGATGGAACAGTTCCTCCATTTATTAACTTTGCTTATGTAACTGCTATAACAGGTAACACCGTCTTAGTTTTATCACGAGATATGTTTGCTGCGCCGGGAACTGCTTATACTATTTATCAAAATACACATAGGATGGATATGATATTATCCTATAATGTGAACAGTCAAAATTTGATATATCATATTATTAGTGTATACGATTGTATTCCCTGTACCACTCAATGGAATACAACTTTAAATTTCAACCCCAACAATTTAATTACAGGGGTTAATCTAATAGATAATTTTTTATTTTTTACTGACAACCATAACCCTCCACGAGTTATAGATGTTACTAAACAATATGGAGAGCCTGTGGTCAGTGCCCCTGTGCCACCACAAACAAACCCCACTACAAGTTGTGATAACTTTACAGCTAAAGAGATAATGGTTATTAAAGAGCCACCAACCACTTCCCCTAATATTACTTTAATTAACAACGGTACGGAGAGAAATTACATAGAAGATAAAATGATTTCTTTTGCCACTAGATATAGATATGAAGGTGGAGAGTTTTCTGCATTATCATCATTTAGTGAAATCGCTTTTGCTACTGAACCTTTTTTCTATAGCCAAGACAGTGATTTAAACGAGGGGATGATTAATAAATACAACGCAGTAACTGTGTTGTTTGAAACAGGAGATAGATTGGTGACAGATATTGAGGTGGTGTTTAAAAGTTCCGACACTTCACTGATTAAAATTATAGATCGATTTAATAAAAATCAATTAGGTCTTCTTAATAATAGTACGTATACTATTAATTTTGATAACACCAAGGTTTATACTGTGCTTCCTGAGTATGAAATCCTTAGACTTTATGATAATGTTCCTATAGTAGCTAAAGCACAAACTATTATGGGCAATAGATTGATGTATGGTAATTATCAAGAACAGTATAATTTGGTAAACAAGTTTGATGCTATTGTTAATCCTATATATGAAACTGTTTTAGATTCTAAAGAGTTAGGGTTTCAAAATGCTATCACCACTTTTGGCCCGGGAGACAGAGAGGTGTATGGACAAACATATCTAAATATTCCGGACAATGAAGTAGAGATGGATTTTGCAGATATACCATTAACGGCAGGATCTACTCTTAATTTAACTTTTCAAATGGATCGGGCTAACCCTTTTTGGCAATGGACTAATGTCCCACCATTTGCTTTTAATACGTATTTGGGAAATCCACCGAGCACAAATCCTTTTGCAAATGGAAGTACCGTAAATTTTAGTTGGACACTACCACAAGACTATGCTGATGTTACAGAGATGGTGTCAAGTATTGATTTTCAGCAGGCACTTGGAACAGGAACGGCTATAGGTCCTTTTGTTGCTCAACCTTTTAACGCAGAGGCTTCAGTTGCATCAGGCACAAATGGTGGGTATAATTTAACCAACCTTGTTAATGCACGATATGCCTTAAGTATGCAAACAGGACTTATCGGAAGCACTTATAAATACCTGTCTGCTTCAGAAGTGCCGCCGGCAACAGGACCCGCACAGGGAGATTCGGGGTCAGAGACTATGGCTATCGGTGCAGATGCTATGGTTAATGATCCTACTAAATTTAAACTATGGCTACATCCCATGGTATATGTTCCTCTTAATGTTCCTGCGAATCCGATTAATCCTGACGGATCTACAGGATTAGTGAGTTTTGCTGTGGTAGTTCCTAAGTTTATATCTATATCTGCAAACATAGTCAATGCTTCTGATAACAAAAGTCTACACAGTAATAGAGGTTATGAGGTGGGAATCATTTATATGGACGATTGGAATAGAGCTACTACACCAATAGTAAGTAACCAACTTTCGGGAGGAGTTCAGGGAGGTCAATCGGGAAGTAATCTTTTTGTTCCATGCTTTATGTCAGATAAAGTAAATCAAGCTCGTATTATTATTCCTCCGACCATGGCTGCTCCACAATGGGCGACAAATTTTAAATTTGCGATGAAGCCTAGTGAAGAAGGGTATGAGACTATATATGCAAAAAACTCTTTTACCGCTCCCGACAATTCTTCTAATGCTGCCACCGGTTCAACTCCCGGAACACTAGTAACTTATTTCTTATTAGACGGAGAGAACGCTCAAAAGGTAGAGGCAGGAGATAAGCTTATAGTAAAAACTGATGCCAATGGCGCAGTAGGAACATGTGTATATGCCACCGTATTAAGAAAAGAAGTTCAGGAGGCGAACTTTATTACTATCCCTGATCCTGCTAATACTAATCAAAACTTATATGTTCCTGCGGGAGTATATATGGAGATGGCAAACTTTCCTTTTGACACCGCATCTAATGTTTCACCGTTATATCCGGTGTCAGGAATACCTGTAACACAATCGTCTTCTGTATCTACTATTCTTCCTGATGGAGAATTAGTTGCCAACATTTGTCCTTCGTTAAACTATAGAGGTCTGAGCGGTCCTAATAATATAAATGTAGCTCCACCCTATGGTATGAGTATACCTCAGGGAACTTCTGTGAAGATTGGATTAAGGTGGTTTAGAAAAGGAACGGTAGGGGGCTCAGGAGTAGGAGGTCAGGCAGAGTGGAGGTTTCATAAAAGATTTATAGCAGACCAAACATATCCTGATATCATCACCCTCTTTAATGATATGAATGTTCATGCTTATATGGTAAGTGAAGGAGAACAGCTATATAGTGCGTGTGGGGGTGGGGTTACTATTGACTACGACCCACTACTTGCACCGGTGGCTAATCCTGCTAATGCGTGGATTCTTCCACAGTATGATTGTGATACCAATGAATGTACTATATTCTTGCAGTGGGCTGTAATGGCGGGTGGGGAAATACAATTTTTAGTTCGTGCGGGAGGGGGAAATAGTGAGAATAATAAAATTGAATGTGCATTTGATATTAGCTTCAAAGAAGAGATAGTAGTATTTGAAACGCCGGCGAAACCTGCGAACCCTGATTTATGGTACGAAGGTTCTGATGTATACCCTATTGATGTAACAACAGGATCTCACCAAGGTATTGCGGGTAATAACGATGTAAGTCAGGTGGTAGGTACAGCAGTTACAGGAACAACCGGAGTTTTTAATTTATCTTTTTTCAACTGCTTTGCATTTGGCAATGGAGTGGAAAGCTATAAAGTAAATGATTCTTTATCGGGAAGGTATTTCTCATTAGGTCAACGTGTAACAGCAACTGCTAACGAGGACTACAGAAGGGCACATCGATATGCTGATATTACATACAGTGGAATAATTAATAATGAAACCAATATTAATAAGTCTAATGAATTTAATTTAGGTCTTGTTAATTGGAAGTCGCTAGAAGATAGCTTTGGTAAGGTGCAAATACTTAGCGGTAGAGATACCGATGTTCTTGTTTTACAGGAAGATAAGATATCGTATGTGTTAGCAGGAAAGAATTTATTAAGTGACTCTTCAGGTGGTGGTACAGTAGCTTCTGTTCCTGAAGTTTTAGGAACACAAATAGCTAGAACAGAGCGTTATGGTATTAGTAATAATCCTGAGAGCTATGTAGAGTTTGGGTTAGATAAATTTTTCATTGACGAAAAACGAGGAGCAGTATTAAACCTTAGAGGCTCTTCATCACAAAATGAACAGCTTCAGGTATTATCAGAATACGGAATGAGGAGTTGGTTTAGAGATGCTTTTAACGGAGAGTTAACGTCATCTATTAATATATACACTCAAAAGCTTGGAGGGTTTGATCCTTATATGAATGAGTATGTGGTATCGTTAACAGACCGACCTATATTTTTTACTCCGGGAGAATGTGATGTGGTAATAAGTGACATTGAAACAGAGCAAGATATTATAGCTTGTGGAACTCCTCTTGAGATTACTACAGAGGGAACTTTAACTCCTATTGTGTTTTATGTAGAATTTCCTGAAGATGGAGAAGGGGCAGTGGGAGATGTAATATGGAATTTTAACCTTACACCTACCGCTGCCGGGGGCGTTACTCAAGCATATATACAGGTAGAATGGAACAACAGTTCTGTATTGCCGGGTGGATTACCTATCCTCTTGACATCAAACCCACCTCCTCCAAATACCGTAACATGGAGCAAGCTTACTGCTATTCCTACTACAGCGACAGTAACTATAACTCCTAATACTGCAAGTGTATTTACTATTAACAGCACTTTAGATTGTGCCACTCCCACACTTATAGATATAGATACTGTTTTATATACCTCTCAAAGAAACTGTCCTGCAGAGAATGTGGCTACTTATTATGATCCAATCAATGGGCCTGACGCTTTATGCTTGCAGGCACCTATTATTACGTGGCAATGGCAAACTTCAACCTTAACAGGAAATATTAATCAACAAGTTGTAGAATATGAATCGGCATGGCCTGTAGGTCTTATTAGTAATATAGAAAGTATTTATCAAACGCCAATAGGGGCTTTGGGTTATCCTCAATACCCTTATGTTCCTGACGGTATGGGAGGCGTTGGGTTTAATGCCGGTGGAGGATGGAATAATACTCAATGGCAACAATTAACTCAGGGGGCACCTAATGGAGCTCCTATGACCGGTGATACAGTGGAGATTATAGTAGATGTTCAGTCTTTGGGTCCCGGAGGTAATGCACTCGGAACTACTGCCAACTTTATTTTCGATATAACTAAACATAGCTTAAGGTATTTAAGAACAAATACTGATTACGACAGAACTAACCAACAAGATGCGGTAACATTATTGGCTAACAGCACTCAAATTACGGGAGTAGATTTTTTTAGTTGGGATGATATTAACAATGTATGGGTCCCTGCCCTTAGTGGAGCATTAAAATATAGAGGGGTGTTTACTATGCCTGCTCCTATAGCTCCTAATCCTGACCCTAATTTATATATAGTTGTTGACATAAGAGAAAGACAAAGTGAGTGGTTATGCTATGATCCGGGAGCGATTGGAGTATCCTCTTTACTAGAGGGTGTTTGTTGTGACTGTAGCTGTGGTGCAGGTAATTATACATGTTATCAGTTAAAAGCTAAAAACGCTGTGTATGACTATGATTTTGAGGTTATCACTCCGGGATCTGCACCGGCAACAGATATAGTCACTCTTCCGGCTTACTCTAGTCTTGAGGAAGGGAGCTGTATAACAGTATGCTCAAGCACTTACCCTTATTTTAATCCTAACCAATTCCCTCAGGAGGGAATGACAGTGGATAGTATTGTAGAGATATCCGTACAATCCTGTGGTGATGGGGTAGGTTGTACAGATTGTGGAACGCCTACTGTGCCATACACTCCCGGAACATGTACTTAATATTAAAAAAATAGACTATGCCTACATTAACCGAATATTACATAGACGCAACTAACTTGTCCTTAGCGACTTGTGTGTTTACTGATTTAGCTTTAACTACTGTAGCTCCTCAGGGATATTATGCTGACGGTGCTATTGTTAGGTATCTAACAGTACAGGGAGTAGCTCCTAATCAATATGGAACATTGAGTGGTGCGGTTAATAATAATGGGCAAGGACCTTTAGACTGTCCTAGTTGTGTTACCCCTTGTAGTAGTGTGGATTCTAGTCAGGCAATTAGGATTGAAAGCAATGCTATATACCCCCCTGTTGTCCCATTGGGCACAGACCTTAGTGGAACATATCGGATACCTATTAATTTAGGCGAAGGCGCAGGTACTACAGGAGCGGTTATTGTAAGGGTGTATTTTAGAAATCAATATGGTGCAGGGTGTGGATTAGTATTAGACGATGAAGATGCGTTTGGAAACATAACTATATCCACTAACAACTTCTCTGCTTCAGGAAGCACTCCTAATGTTGCTCCTGCTCCTATTCAAAACTTTCCCTACTTAGGAGCACCTGATGGAGGATATCAAAGGAATCTTACTTATCAACCGCCTGATGGTGCAGGATTTAATTATGGCGGAGATCAAACATCGGGTCTCGGAGTTCCGGGATATGGGTTGGTAGACGACACTAAGTTTTTATATGTAGGAGGAGTAGGTGTATTTGGTGCAGGGCCGCCACCAACATTGACCGGTATTTATTATAGTCCTTTTATAGCACCCGCCTGTACAGCGTTAGACTTTTTACAAGTCCCTAACAATCAGCCAAATTATGATGCGTATAGTCCTGTTGGTTGCACTGATTGTCCGGGTGAGTTTGTTCCTGCTCCTAGTATACCTGTTATTGCTAATCCTCAAGTTCATGCAGCTCAGCCAACATGGACGTGGGTTTATAGTGCGGTTGCTAATGAATATATATGGCAAGCAGGCCCGACAGCAGACATAACGGTAACTAGAGATCAAGTACAGTTGTCTACCTTAACAAAGAACACTAACTATTCTGATTTAGAGGGAGGATATAGGGGTTGGTATACTGCGGTATTACCAAAATCAAATCCAAGTATGACACAGGCTATGATGAAACTACAGAGTCTTGCTTGTGGTGCAAGCGGAAATAATGGCTTTAGTGTAGTTATTAATGTTAATTGTCCTAGGACATTAAACTTTTTTGGATACCCTATTCTAGCAGCTCAACCACAAACAATGTGTACTGAGCCGCAAGACACACAAGTAGATGCTTTTATAAATGGAGATATGACCGCACAGATATTTCATGTCCCGGGAGCCCAAGGATTAAGTCCTAATTTCCCTTTATATGCACCTTTAACTGAATATACTGAAGGCGTTCCTAATAGGTGGGATTTAGTGTTTTGGAACTCAGATGGATCAGACCCTGTTAATCCCACTCAGGCTAATGGAGCATGTCCTCCAAAGTGGGT